AATTTTTACTAGTAGCGGTAAAATATTTTTACTAGTCTGGTTAAAATTTTTAACTAGCAGTGGTAAAGAATTTTTACTAGTTTGGCCATAAATTTCAGGTAGTAAAAAATTTTTACTAGGGAATTTAAGCACTAAACCAACGCTAGTATCGTTACCTAATTTGAATGTATTTCCATGAATTGTGCTTGGTTGTTCCACGACTAAACCAACTTTAATTAATTCATTAAGGCATTTAACAACTGTCGGTCTACTCTTCCCTGTAATCTCTTCAAATTGAGTTAAAGAGATGGAATCCATCTCCTTATTCCAGCCACGAGTTTTACGGCAAATAACTAAATAAATTTTGCATGCAGCATCAGAGATTTTATTTAAAACCTCGTCAACAAATGCATTAGGCACTTGAAAGGAATTAGGCACAAAATTACTCATGTACACCGACCTTAGGCTTTACATACCCACCAAATTTTTGAACCAAGTCAGCATTAGCCAAACTATTAACGATCTGCCCTGCTAACCACTGATTAATGCGAAAACGCTGTGCCATAGTTTGTGAAAATTCTTCACGCGTTATTGCAGCATTATTTTCGTCATAACCTTTGGCTCTTAGATTTTTACGGTTACGATCATGTAGCTCATTGAGAATCACTAACGCTGGATCAAAGAAGGACTGAATTTCCTGAGTCTGTTTGTACTCAGGTTTATACTTAAATTGACTATTCATGACACCTCCGCTAATGCTTGCTCAGCTTTTGTTAGGCGGCGTTTAGCGTTGAGCTCTGCTACTGTTGCTGTACGGATTTCTTTTGATGAAACCAGAATCAAATGATTCTCCGATTTGATAGTCCACAACCTAGTCAAAGTTTTATTTTTAACCTCAAATAAATCGTTTGATTTAAAACTTCGACACTCTTTAGTAAGTACTACAACGTCACCTATTAAAAAATCTGGTGAGTTGAGTTCGATTGGTTGTTCTGATAAATTGTTTGTGTTCATTTGATCCACCTCAATTGAATGCCTATAAACCACTCCTGTTTGCGCAGGTAGTGGTTTTTTATTTGAATAAAATCCGCATGTATTCAGGTGAAGTGAATGCATGTGCTAAATAGACTCGCGTTGCTTCTGCAATTTCAGGTGAACAATACACATCACTTTCTTGCACAACCTTCAAACCAATGGCTGTCAACAAAAAGCTAATAAACTCAATCTCAGTCCATCCATTTGATTTCTTTTCTGTTTTCATCCGTGAAAGGATGCTTGCATCGACATTTATCATCTCTGCTACTTGTCTTTGATTGCTAGCGTTAAGTGCTTGCAATATGAGCGATTCGTTATTGCTAGCGCTTGCAGGCAATTCATTTAATACTTTGCTCATGGTTTAGTTCCTAAGCGGTTAATGATCCAAGGTTTTTGCTTTTTGTCGTCTGGGGACGAAGTTCAATCCAAATATCTTGATAGTTATCAGGGAAAAGCTCTTTTCGCGTTGTTAAACCAAGATCTTCAGCAATAACTGCTAGCCTGATTTTTCTATCAAGGGGGATAGCTTTCCATCCACTAACTGATGACGGAGCAATCCCCAGAAGTCTTGCTACCGCTGTGACACCACCTAGCTTGTCTATAAGTTGTGCGTCATTCATAACGTGCTCCTAATTTTTCTTTAATTATTAGGCATTCCTTATATTAAATCAATAGGAATACCTAATTTTATTTATGTTAGGATTTCCTAACATTCTGAGGATAGTTGTATGAATACTCTTGCTGAACGACTTAGGTATGCCATGGAAGTTTTGCCACCTAAAAAGATTAAAGGTGTTGAGCTTGCTCGTGCAGTAGGAGTTAAACCTCCTTCTGTGAGTGATTGGCTGTCTGGAAAATCCAAAACAATGGAAGGTGAAAATTTATTACGTGCCTCAAAATTTTTGAATGTAAATCCTTCATGGCTTGCATCTGGCACGGGAGAGATTCAATCAAGCACGAGAGATAAATTTAAACAACTGGATATCGAAGAGTTCAAAAAGAAATACAACATTAGTGATAGTGATGAAGCTCTTTTATTTTCAACAATTATCGAAAAACCGTTTATCCCATCATCTAAGCGTTGGGTTCCTGTTAAGGCTTACTCCAAGATGGGCATGGATGGCTATTTCACAGATATGGGTTATGAAGGCAATGCTGGAGATGGGTATGTTCCAACTCACTCAGCAGGACCAAGAGCCTATGGCATTAAAGGCACTGGCGACTCAATGTTTCCAGCAATTCGTAATGGCTGGTATGTTGTATGCGACCCTGATGCAGAGCTTGTGCCGAATGAGTTTGTTCAGGTGTGCTTGAAGGATGGAAGATGCACAATTAAAGAATTTGTCGGCATCAATGGTGGGGTTTTAAGTTTGCTTTCTGTGAATGGTGGTGAGCGATTTTTCTTTGAAATGGACGAGGTTGAAAGTATTACCGCTATTACAGATATCGTGCCGCCAAGTCAGCACAGACAAGAACATCCTTATTCGCATTAATCACAGGAAGACTTATGGACAACTCTAAACTACCAATCAACCAGATTATTGCTCGCATCAATGATGCTGCGAAACATGGTGAAGCTTTGGTGCTAACAGCCGAAGAAGTAAAGATTCTTTCTAAAGATATTGGCGACAAGGTATTTATTCCTGTGCTTACTAATGAGCAGGTCGTGCAGTTGGTAAAAGAAGGAAAGCTAGGACAGAAAATTAATAACACAAAAGATTAATAAACTGTGAACCCGACACAGTCTTTACAACAGATCGGGTGGGGAAAATAATGAGTAAGACAGTTGTAAAAGACAAAACCGTACACTACAAAAAAGTAGACTTTCTAAAAGGCGCGAACCTTGGAAACTTACTTAAAGCCCAACTATTAGATAAAGACTCTTTTTATCATAAAGCTATTAATAGGCAGCAATTTGTATCGGCTACTAAAGATGATTTTATCCTTATAAATCACGCAAGTTCACATCAAAGTATGTTCTTTGGAGAGCTAATCATAGTGGAGTCTGGTAAAGCTCAAGCTGTTTTAAAAATAGACAATGATAGTGCTACCGAATTCCCAATCAAAACTTACTTAACGGAAGATTTACCTGATGATGAGGATGAATCTGTTGAAGTAGTGCGCAAAGAATTTATTGATAGTGTTTTATATTTTGGAGTGATTGATAATCATGTTGCAATTATTCAATCCAGATCATTAACAGCAAGAACTCTTGAGTCTTATTTAGGTTGGCTTTTGGGTGAAGCAGCTAAAGCCTTACCAGCGAATAGTGCCTTAATCTTAAAAGATGCTCCGAACCCGGCAATTAAAGAAAAATTGGAATCAACGCCAGCCAAGACCATCTCAATCTCATCTGGAATTGGATCAACAGAATTGCAACCGATTCACAAAATAGAGTCGAACGTACCAGCTAAGATTGATTACAAAATCGAAGAAAATGTGGTTGATGTTTTAAAAACTGCATTTGGTGTCGATTTGGATGATTTAAAACTTGAAGATGGCCTTGATGACGCTAATTTAAAGCTTAAATTAACACTCACCTATAATCGAAAAACATCCAAAAGCGGGCAAAAAGTAATTGATACTGTTGCATCATCTATGAGACATAATGATGATTATGTTATAACTCTTGAAGATGGTACTAAGGTCACAGCGGATAACTTAAAGATGAGTGGAAAAATATCTGTTGAAACAATCAATAATAAAGTTTATAACGACGGCCTTAAAGTTCAATTGTACAATTGGATGACTACCAATATTAATTTTGGTGATTAATCATGGCTAAACGCTACTTGCCGTTTTACAACAACGCTAAATTTATTGCATTAGTGTTAGTAGCTCTATTTGTCATTTTTTCAGTTACTTTTAAATTTCTTGCCCTTGATGTAAATATCAACTTGGTTCAATTTTCCTTTGTTTTGTTATTACCGTTAAGTCAAATTTATCTAGCCTACAAAGGTATGCTCGATGCATTGAAGCTTGATGGTTTAAATCAATCAGAGCGGGATCGCCTCACGTCCACTGTGGATATAAGGAGCAAATCATCACTATATGTTGCCATTTTATTTATAGTGATTGTTTTTGGAATGTATGTTTTCAATGAATTGAATTTACTATCAAATCAGCATCTTTTAGCATTAGTCTTATCTGTAGGCTTAACCTCAATATTAAGTTTCTTTTTGGCATGGAGTGATTTAAAAGAAATATCTATGCTTGAGAAAACCCTTAAGGCTCGTAAAGAGGCGAGAGAGGCCAGAAGCAAAGTAATGAGCAATAAATAAAAATCAAACACTACCCTTCTCACCCAACCCACCCCGTGTGGGTTTTCTTTTGTCTATTAAAGCACAAAAATTAGGTATTTCTAATTTTATTAGGAATACCTATTGACTTAATAATTAGGTTTACCTAATATCTATCTCACAGACAACAAAAAAAGCACACCGCCCTCCCCAGGTCCGATGTGCTTTTGCAAACTGCGAGATCAATTATGAACGTAAAAACCTTTTCAAACAAGCATAAGGTAACTGGAGTTACAGCAATTGCTGTACTTGTAGCCTTGAGTTCTTGTGAATATCGAACTGCTAATTCTAGCGTCCCTTCTAATTACTCATATGAAAGCGAGCAAGTCGTTGCTTCTGAATATGAACTTCTGGCTGTTAAGAAAACTGGAGAAAAATCTGGTGAAGCAGTTATCCGCATTGACGGCTTCAAATTAAATGTGAGCTTCGATTTTGACGGTGTAGCTGATAGCTACGGCGTAGCTGGATCTGACTTTACAACTGCTGAAATTACAAATTTGGCTATTGATTCAGTAACGGATCTAAGCGGGAAGTCTTTCAATGACTTTACCAATCATGATGACCATAAAAATATAAATATTTTATTGGCTGGCTATATCGACCGTAATAACTGGTTGGAGGCAGCCTAATGAAAGATTATAACTGCCCTACTTGCAAGAAGATGATTCCTGTTGACCGTTCAAAAATCAAAGCTGGTGATGAGGTTTCATTTTGCAGAGTAACCCAATCTTCTAAATCTGCACGTTTTTCTTCTAGAGAAGGAATTGTCAATTGCCGTGAAGGTGATGTGGTTTTAGTTAAATATCGCAAAGAAATTATTCCTTTAAATATTAGGGACGTCTCACCTGTAGATGCTCCTAGCCCGCTTACGTATGCCTTTGTTGGTACATGCGAATGTAAGGAGGCTGAACATGTCTAATTTCAAAAAACACCCTGACGGCTACATGTCATTTTTAGGCCGTGATGATAAGGGCCTCTACTCTGTCCGCATTGGCTGGCAAGTGTACGCATCTAATGCTAATGGCTCAGTTCTTTACAAAGTTAAAGACGGAGTTAAGACGCCTTTAAATGTGTTCAGGTTCCAAACTTATTATCCAAAAGTTTGGAATGAACTCACCCAAGAAATCGATTTTCAGCGCAGAAAGCAGCTCGCTATAAAACTGCGTGAAACAAATATCCCTGCTTATGACCGCAAAGCATATAAGCAAAAACGCGGTTTTACAGGCTCAAGATAAGGATAAGAAAAATGACAACTGAAAACTCAAAAGACAACTTACATATCTGGAATGCAGTTAAGCAAACGCCTACCAATTTTCTTAAAAAAATTGAGTTTGGTTATTTAAAAGGTAAATCAGATATTAACCCTCAATGGCGATTAATGGCTATGACTCAGGCCTTTGGTCCCGTTGGTCATGGCTGGACTTATAGACATGTACGTTTATGGTCTGAAACTGCTCCAGATGGAACCATTATGGCTTTTGCTGAAGTAGCAGTAAAAACCAAGATTGATGGTGTTTGGGGTGAGGAATTTTTCGGCAACGGCGGTTCAGCAATTGTTGAAGTTCAAAAGGGCAAATTAGTAGCGATTGATGAAGGTTATAAAAAGGCCGTTACTGATGCTCTTGGTGTAGCGTTTAAAGCTATTGGTGTGGCAGCTGATGTCTACCTCGGTAATTTTGATGGAAGTAAATATCTATACAACTATGACTATGCCTATCTAGAGCAAAATGCCTCTACCCCAGCAGGTCAAAATACAAATCAAAATAATCAGACAATCGCTCAGGGTGGTAACCAGAAGCCGCCTCGTACTCAGGACCAACTATATCAAGATGCATTAAAAGCAATTAAAGATGCACCAGACACCAACATCTTAAATGCTGCGATTAAGAAGTTTAAAGGTACTACGTATGAGGCGGGTATCAATAGAGCATGCCAAGCACGTGCCGATCAGATGGGTTGGGCACCTAAAAACAATCCTCAGCAAGTTCAGCAACAACAGTCGTTACATCACTAAAAGGAGAGCTATTTATGTCTAACTTACTAACTGCAGCTGAAGCATTTGCAGCTCTTCAAAACGGTAAAACTGTTCTATGTCGTCCAGCCGGAGACATGTTGGACTTTGCCGATTTAGATCAATTCCCCGCTTCTGTTTTTGGCAAACCGGGTTTTGAATTCTGCATCAAAATCGAAACTATTGAACTGGCTGGCATTACATTCACAAAGCCATTAACTATTGATGAGTATGAAGACGGTCAGGAAGTTTTTGTAATCAGTACATATTCACCTACGGTCTATGTTTTAGATTTCAAAACTAACGCATTAATTGATTCTATTAACAGTGGCTTCGTTCAACGTGATGCAGAAAACGCCAAGCTTCAATTAAAAGCACTGTCCAAAGCGTTAGGTTTTGAAGTTAATGACGATTTAAGTGTTATTCGCTTAGGTGATGAAAAAAAGAAACAGCGTGGCAAGAAATCAAAAGCAGAAAAGCCTATTGAAGTTATTTCTGCAGAAATTCAACCAACAATTGTTATTACCGAACAAACAAATGTCACCACATCTGAGGATCTGTTAGTTCCAGAAACTAACGAGCCTAAAGTAGATCCAGAATATCAGCAAACCCTAGATACTCTTCTACAGCGTGTAAAAGAGTCAAAAACACCTGCAGAAGTAAATGCGGTTTATCGTTATACCCGCAC